ACACAGATCGGCGAGCGGCTTCTTAGGACGTTCCGCGGTTGGGTGACTATGCCAGTTGAAATGAAGGCGGCGCTTCCTGAGCAGTTTAAGGGAATGTTTCCTCGCATCATCTACACAGCGAATCCTATCGGCGTATCTATCGGCTTTTTTCGCCGCCACTTTGTCAAAGCCCGCGCCGAGTATGAGATCGAAGAAGTGGAAGGGTTCAAGCGGCAATACATACCCTCAAGAGTCCACGACAACCCAAGCGAAGACGAAAGCGCAACCCGTGGGCGTGTCTCCGGTATGTATGACGCTGCTATTGCTCAAGCTCTCATAGAGGGCGACTGGGATGCGCCAATTGGTGACTTCTTCAAAGAATGGGATGAGCGAAAGCACGTCATCGAAGACTTTGAGCCACCGGCCCACTGGTTTCGTTATCGCTCTTTTGACTGGGGAACTGCCGAGCCGTTCTGCGTTCTTTGGTGGGCTGTATCAGATGGCGAGTCGTTCACAGACCACAATGGCGTAAAGCGTTGGTATCCACGCAACGCACTGATCTGTTACCGCGAGTGGTATGGCTGCGACGAAGAGAACCCCGCAAAAGGTAACAGGATGCGCAACGAAGACATTGCGACAGGCATCTTGCAACGCTCGCAACATCCAAGTGAGGCGCGCATTGCGACAGTAACAGACTCACTACCATTTCAGGATCGTGGCGGTAAGACAATCGCTGAGACATTCGCTGACAACGGCGTGCATTTAACCCATGGTGATACTTCTCGCATCCCTGGCTGGTCGCAGATGCGCTCACGATTAATAGGCGTAAAGATCGACAGTAATGACGAAGACACAACGCCGATGATCTTCTTTGTTCGCAGTGCGAAGTATGCACGCGACTATGTGCCAGCACTACCAAGACACAAGACCAAAGGCGAAGACGCAGAAGAGTCCGGCGAAGCAACGCACGTATGCGACACCATCCGGCTTGCGTGTACGGCCCGTGCCATAGCGTTCGACGCTCCAGGAAAACCGATCAACCCAGCAAATATTACAAACAAAATGACGTTCGACCAGGCGGTGGAGAAGTCGCGTCAAATCAGAGTGAGCGTGAATGGAAACTGGTAATGAAGATCAACAGGATAGCACCAAGACTTACAGCGTGGCGTATTGGTTAACGCAGCTTGATGCAGCTAAGGAAGCGCAGAAGGAGCACAACGACTTAGCCGACGAGGCATGGAAGGAGTATCTAGGCTGCGATAAAAAAGGGTCTATTCTAGAGAATAAGAACGCTGCGCGCTATCCGATCTATTACTCATCTGTTCGCACTATTCAGCCAGCGCTTTACTCTCGCACTCCTGTGCCAGTCATAGAGAAACGATTCGACGACATGAGCGACGAAGTGGCGCGAGTTGCTGCAATAATGCAAGAGCGCCTTGCGAAGCACTTGATGAGAGCGTGCCCATTCGATCGCACGATGTATCATACTCGCGACAACTACATACATTCAGGCCGCGCTACTACTAGAGTGTTCTTCGATGCGCTAGTAAACGAAAACAAGTCTCAGAAGTTCTATGAGCGCCGCGAGGTTGAAGGGCAAGCTGGTTTCTTTGACGACGAGGGTAATCTACCAGAAGAGGACAAGGAGCTTTATCAGGACGACGACGGCAGAGTTTACGCCGAGATGGTCGAGGAATCGCTCGACGAAGTTAAAGCAGAGTCTATGCCTGTTTTTCATCGCGATTTGCTTCACACTCCCAACGCTAGAACATGGGAAGAGCTGGAGTGGATAGGTTTCCACTCGATGATGATCAAGGCAGACGTCGAGGATCGTTTTGGCGAGGAAATTGCTCAAGCCGTTAGCTACGGAGCGCACAACGACGGCGATGAAGACAAAGAGAAGAAAACCAAAGCAGGCGATAAGTATCTCTCAGTCTGGGAAGTGTGGTGCAAGCGCACTAAGACAGTTTACTGGGTGACAGAGTGCTACAAGGAAGATTTCCTCGACACTAGGGACGATCCATACGAGCTGGCGAACTTCTTCCCGTGCGCACCGTTCATGCTCGGCATTGTCGGCGTCGATGATCTATATGCTGCTCCAGACTATGCGCAACTACGCCCTTTAATTAATCAGCTTCACGCAGCAGCAGACCGTATGCGTCGACTCTTTAAGTCGATCAAGAAGCGCGGGCTTGCAGATGGCTCAGTACCTGAGCTTGCCGCTCTAATGACTGAGTCGGAAGGCGACTTCATCATGGTTAACAACTTCAAAGAGCTAATCGGCGACGGTGGCCTTGATCGGCTCGTTGAGTTCTTCCCGACAGATGAGCTAGTAAGCGCTATCCAAACAATGGCGCAGATTACGGAGATGTTTGAGGCGAAGTTTAACGAGGTGCTAGGCATCCCTGATATTCTACGCGGCAACTCTGACCCCAAAGAAACAGCGGCAGCTCAACAGCTCAAAGGCGATTACGCTTCGCTTCGCTTTAGCTCTACGCAGAGAGAGTTTCAGCGATTGGTCAGAGATACGATCGAAATGATGTGCGATCTCGCGCTTCATAAGTTCCCAACTGAGAAGCTACAGGAGATCATGGGCTTTCAGTATATGCCGCAACAGGACCAGGCGGTATTTCCTTACGCGCTCGAACTACTACAGAACGACAACGAGCGGATGCTTAGGATTGATATCGAGACAGACTCGACGATCACGACTAACCAGAACGCAGAGATCGAGCAGCGAAACTACTTAGCGAAAGTTCTATTCCAAGGACTCGAGGGGCTCGGCAAGATGTCGCAGCAAAATCCACAACTAACGCCGATCGTAGCGCAGTTGGTTATGTATGTGATTCGCGGCGTTCGAGGTGGCAAGCAGATAGAAGGCGCACTTGAGCCACTACTAGCGCAGATGACACAGCAAGCAATGCAGCCACCACCGCAGCAGCCAGACCCAGCAATGGCGAAGGCTCAGATGGACGGGCAAATGCAGCAACAGAAGATGCAAATGGAGATGCAATTAGCGCAAGGCAAGATGCAGTTGCAGCAAGCTGAGTTGCAGATCAAAGCGCAGCAGCTTCAAGTCCAGGTGCAAAAGATTATGTCTGACTCTCAGAACGATCAACAAAAGATCGCGTTGCAAGGCCAGATTGCCGAGCTTGATGCGTTTCTTGAGTCTTCAAAGATTGAGATGGAACGCGAGTGGTTAAGCCGCGACATGGAAGAACGCTTGATGACAGAGGAACGCTTACAAGTAGAAACAGCGTTGAAAGTCAGAGATGCGAGCAAGCCGGAGGCCTATGTCAGATAAGGAGTTTGTCCCGCCGCTGTGTGGAATGTGCAAAGAGGACGAGATGAAGAACGCACCATTTGCTGATGTGTTTTTCTGTCCTTCGTGCGGTTACATGATTAGCGGGGAGCGACTGCGGGCTACTGAGTCATTAAAAGAAGGAGGCGAAGAAGATGGAGCATAAACCAGAGCGCGGCAAATGGACGTTTAAGGAAATCGACGGGAAGGTGCAGTTAGTGCCTTACGTTGAGGTGCCTAAGCCGCGAGTTCATACGATAAGAACCGACCACGTACCGGAGGGTATTGTTTCGATGATAACCGGCGAGGTGTTCGATTCACGGTCACGCTACGAACGACACGTAAAGGAACACGGCTATGAAATTGTCGGTCACGACATGAAGGGTCAGAGCCAGAAGGCTACGGATAAATACGAGACAGACGAATACAACAGGCAGTTAGAGGAAGACACAGCCCGCGCATACTACGATGTGCGTGACGGCATGGCACCACTAACAGAGTTAGACAAAGAGATGTGCAAGACCATCGACAACCAACTCGAAAACGGAATGTACAAAGAAGCTAAATACGACGACGGAGGCAATGATTATGAGTGAGCAACAACTAGAAGACGATTTTGACATAAACGAAGCAGACCTAGACTTAGAAGGCAGCGCGGATGCAGGGGAGTCGTTAGATGACTCCGTTGACGCGGTAATGGAGGAACTGGCAGCAGATGAAGCAGACAAAGAGTTACAAGGGGATCAAGGTAAGAAAGAGCGAAAACCCGTTGACAAGGAAGTTTCCGAAGCTGCGAGCCGTCTCTCTCGGAGCCGCAAGCGCAAAACCCGCGAAAAAGACAGCCTCGACCTCGGCGGCAAGCAAGAAGAACCAGCAGGAGAACAAGGAGAAGAAGCCGAAGCAGTAGAGCTTGAGCCGATTCAACCGCCTGCTCGATTCCCTGTTGATAAGAAAGAGTGGTTTTTAAAACAGCCGCGAGAAGCTCAAGAAGAGATCTCGAAGATGATCGCCGATCAGGAAGCGCAGTCGACCAAGGTGTGGCAAGACGCTAACCGCGAGAAGGCCCGCTATGAGGACGTAAACAAAGTAATCAATCATTACTTACCACAGTGGAACCTAAAC